CGCTTGTAAATATACTCAAGATCGAAACCGAAAATATTCCAACCAGTGATGATATCAATGTTCTTATCGTGTAGATACTTATGAAACGCTTCGAGCATTTCCCGTTCAGTCTCAAAACTTATGACATCAGGACCTTCTGTCTTCTTGTAACATAAACATACCTTTTCATATGGTTCATCAGTTCCAAACTTACAGAGAGAAATTGCAATTTGAAAACAAGCATCACCAGGAACCTCTGCATCTGGAAACTTACCCGTGGAACTGTTACACTCAATATCAAATGATCCCACAACGAATGGGGCAATATCATCCCGATCCACTGGCTTCAGAGAAGACCACTCGTTACACCATAGATCTATGTCCACCTTGGCGAGATGCGATCTCACACACTTGTCACCAGTATCGATCCAACCAGTTGATTGAATACCAGTTCGATGCATCAGGCGAAGAACTGGATCGAGGTTAGACTCATACACTTTCAACACTTTTGTTCCAGAAGAAAGGTCGACAGGTCTTCTCAAAAACCCATCAACACGACGACGGGCTGCAAGATTCGTAAAGTTGATCTTCATAAAAAAGAACTCTTCGTTGTTTTGAAATCCCCAAACATCTTTGGACTTGGCCATAGAATATGAAGTGACACATTCGGGACATTTCCTGCACAGGAGATTATAGATTTCATTGACTGTTTGTTGTGACGTCCCAAATGAAAGTTTTATGAAGAAGTACGGATTGAATGATGTAGTCACACAAACCGATTTACCATCCTCAGTCTTCCCAAATATACTGACATGGTGTTCTTCTTCTGTGTCTCTAGGTTCCCATGTCAAAGCCTGGAAAACCACCATATGTATACTATGAGCCAAATTTTTAATATCAATTACTAATAAATGTCTGCCGCTTTAATTGAGCTTGTGTCGGTGGGTGCCCAGGATGTCTACATCACGGGCGAACCCCAGGTCAGCTTCTTCCGCCAGAACTACAAACGTTACACCAACTTCGCTATGAAGCCTGAGCGTATGGATTACATCGGTACCTTCGGTGCGAACAACGAAATCACCGTCCCTATTCGCTCTAAGGGTGATCTCATGAGCTACATTTGGATCGAAGACACTCTCGTTTCCAATGTACAGAACAACCCCAACGGTCTGTTCTCTTCTACCGCTTCTAAGCCCACTGAGTTCCAACTCTGGATTGGTGGACAGTTGGTTTCCCAACTTGATTCTCTCTTCGTTCAGGGTGTACACAACCCCCTCATGCGTGACACCACTGCGAAGGCGTCGATGGCTGCTACAACTTCTACCCTAAAGTCTAACCACGGTGGTGACCACTACATGATCCCTTTCTTCTTCGGCGAGGATTGGACCAAGTCGCTCCCTCTCGTTGCGCTCCAGTACCACGATGTGGAGATTCGCATCAAGTGCCGTGATGGTTACACCCCTGTCGGTACTCCCAAGGTATTCGGAAACTATGTGTACCTCGATACAGAGGAACGTAAGTTCTTCACCGACAAGGAACACGAGATTCTCATTACCCAAACCCAATACCAACCCGCTTCTAGCACCGACACCGAGATTGATCTTAGCTACTTCAACCACCCCGTCAAGTCGCTTCACCTCGTCTCTGGTAACACGACCGCTGGTAATGACTGGGATTCCGAGTTCACATTCGATAAAACTTCCCTTTACATCAACGGTGTCCCCCTCTTCGAGGACACTTCGAACGTGTACCACCATACCGTCGTTCCCGAAATGCACTGCACCGACCTCCCCGATGATATTCTCGAGGATCTGCCCACCTTCTCGTGGCCTTTCTGTCTGACCATGAGCAAGATGCAGCCCACTGGGTCGCTTAACTTCTCTCGTATCGATAACGCTAAGCTCACCCTCACCAACCCCTCGGGTGGTAACCAGCTCCACCGTGTCTATGCGGTCAACTATAACATTCTCCGCGTGAAGAATGGTATGGCTGGTGTCGCTTTCGGTAATTAATTCCAATTGTCAATCAAAGTTTTCGTCTTTTCATACATTCCCTTCCCATGGAAGGTCTTGTCCTTTTCTCCCTCCCAAATTGTGAGTCGGTCCTCAAGGAAATCCTTGAACTTATCCGAGTCACAGTTAGACTTGTATCGAACCTTTTCACCCTTAAGTGCCTCTTCCATCGCGGCAATACGAAAATCCATCGAACGCTTAGCCATTTCATCGGGTGTCAGACGAGTAGAGACTTCCTGTTTTTTTCCAAGTGCCATTTATATTATGGAAGCTCCTATTCTTTATTACTGTAAAGCGTGTAAGAGAACTTATGATGGTCACGCACAATGCTGTTTCGAGATGGAACATGTCGAAGTTAAAATCCCCACAAATACTAAATGATACCACTTATCATAGCCGGTGCCCTCACTGGTGCCCTCGCGTACACTTATATGGGACAGAACCTCGTGTCCGCCTCCGAAGCTAGAAGGCTCATCAAGGAGGGTAAGATAAAGAAGGTCATCGACGTTCGCACCATCACTGAGTATCGTGCAGGACACTACCCCAAAGCACTTCATATCCCTGTGGACAAGATCAATGAAAAGACCACCACAGAACTTCCCAAGAAGGGTTTACTCGTCTACTGCAACACTGGACAAAGGGCCAGATTTGCGGCAGAGAAATTAGAGGAACTTGGATTCGAGAATGTCTACTATATCGCCGGAACGTACAGGGGAATACTTTAAATATGAGAGTAGCCAATGTATCCCTCCTTCTTTACAATCCCTGGTGGTAATGTTTCAATCATCCGAACTTCCGCCTTGACCGATGTCTTGACACCTTTGGGTTTCCCTCTGGGTGGTATCATCAGAGTCTCTTCTTCCTCTTCCTCTTCCTCTTCCTCTTCCTCTTCTGGGGTCTCTGGGTCGGGACCTGGGGCGGGACCCGGGGCGGGACCCGGGGCTGGCTCAGGTTCGACTGTCTTTTTCTTACCAAATATGTAATTATAATTTGTCGCTATGACGAGAACGACTACAACTAGAAAAGTTCGAAGGAGTCTATAATCGATGCCTTTCATTATACAGTAGTACAATATTTTTTTAGATATTCAAGACGGTCATTTTCACGGTTCATAAATATTGTGAGTTGAGTGACATTACCTTTGAGTGTAACAAGTCCATGCTGCTTCAAAGATGTGACATTTTCGACCCTTGTTATATCAACCCAAGACATCTTCGAACTCGGTGTTTTACTATGATGTATAGCTAAGACAGCGGCATCCCTCTTCGTCTCTCTAGGAACCTGGTCCCCGTCGCAACATATTACAACGTGTGCACCTGGATAACCACTCGCATGCATCCACCAACACTTTGGGTCACTCGTATTCGTGAGTTGGTCGTTTTCTTTCGCTGATTGTCCAACTCGTATGATGATACCATCCTGTGTGGTATATTCGTGCATTATTTTTCCTCGCTACAAATAGTATGCACGTCGTTCTTAAGCCCAGTCCATCTGTGAGTCATAAGTATCGTGTGATTCTTCCAAGTAAAAGAGCTATAGATTTTGGTCAGAAAGGTGTTCAATATTACACAGATCATGGCGATGCTCGTCTCATGCGTGCACATCTTATTAGGAAAGGTGCTGTGATTCCTAAGAAGTTGCGGATAGAGACAAACCACCGTGAAATTCATCGGGGTATGTTGGGTGTAGATGAAAGTGAAAAGGAAGATTGGGAAGATTTCTTTAGAGCTGAATACTGGGAACGATGGATGTTATTGTCCTATCCAGATGTCAACAAATCCAAGCTATACATGACAATGACCAAGGGTGTCCTTTTCATGCCCCAACCAGAAGATTTATGGTTTTGTGAAGACAGTATTTTCAAAGACCTGTAGAACCAAATCCACCAGAACCCCGTTCAGTATCTTCTACTATGTTAATTTCCTCAATTGGTGGCGTTTCACAACGCTCAAGAACAAGTTGTGCGATACGATCCCCCTTCTTGATTTCAAAGTCTTTCTCTCCATGGTTGAACAAGACGACTTTAATTTCACCGGTATAATCGGGATCAATAACACCCGCGCCAACATTGATGCAGTGCTTAACAGCTAGACCCGAACGAGGAGCTACACGACCATATACACCTTCAGGTAAGACCACCGTGATACCAGTACCTACGAGAGCTCGACCAGCCTGGCACGGAACCATGGCATCTTCGGAGCTGTATAAATCATATCCCACAGAACGATCAGAGCCACGAGTAGGCACAATAGCATCAAAACAAAGTTTCTTGACCCCGAGGGACATCTATTTTTATTACAATCTAATTCCTTAAGTCGGTGGTTGACCAAATCTAGGTGAAATACCATTTCTAGCTCGTTCTTTATATACAAGTTCAAGTAACCACAAGAACATCTTACTATAACTAATTATTTTTCTTCAAATATGTGAGTGTACAAATACCACAACTGAAAATATTTATGAAATATTGACACCCCAAGATATACAACTTGGTGTATACATCTTCATATGCATAAAAGTAAGACAAATATAAAGTCATACATGATTCATAACCAACACGAATCAAAACATTTGATGTGTGATACAACTTATTAATTGCTGGGTACAAGGAGCTGTTTCTAGGTGTAAGTCTTCGAATAGTAAGTAAAGATGTATCAATTTCAACTAGTCCCACACGACTGACGATAAAAGCTTCATATGGGTACATGAGGGGTCTGAGAAGAGCTAAAAGACATACCAAATGATGAAGTACGATCAAACTTCTGTACCTATGTACAATTTTCGGTTGGAGAAAAATCCATACGAGGTCGTAAGACATGTATGTCGTAAGGGCGTGCGTCAAAAACATCGGATACACCACATATCCAAAGATCGTCTCGGCGATACATAATACAGAAAAAGGTGCGAGAAATGTTAATGAAGCCACATCATGAATAAGAATGGAACGATCCTTATTCATCCTGTGTTAAGAGGATATTTTTTGCACTCAAAGGGTTTCGAACCCCTGACCTCAAGCTTACTAAGCTTGCGCTCTACCACTGAGCTATGAGTGCGGGATGCTGAGAGCGGGGTTCGAACCCGCGCGTGCGTAGCACAAACGATCTTAAGTCGTCCTCCTTAGACCACTCGGACATCTCAGCCCGAGTATTTTAGTCGTCAAATCTTTAAGCATTTCGGTGGTGGTTCAAACGCTGTTTTCTCTGCGAGTTCCTTACGCTGTTTCAACTTCTTGATATCTGCACCCTGGCAATCATGTTTTGGTAGGTGAATACAACTCGGACAGAAACTTCCTTCACAGTATTGACAATCAATGGGTACACCACATTTTTTCTTACAACGTTGGCAAGGCATGCTATACTATCACCCCCCATTTTTAAGTTCGTGAACAACCATCAAAAACGCAACCGGGTCGTGCCAATACGAACCCG